AAATGTTCGTTACTCGTATTGGGGAAAGAAGTAAATACATTATTACAGGTGACTTAGAACAATCTGATTTAAAGAAGAAGAAAAGTGGATTGGAAGATGCTATCAAAAGATTTGCTGGGATTAGAGGTATTGGGTTAGCTTCGTTCAAAGAAAAAGATGTAGTTAGACATCCATTAGTTAAGAAACTTCTGAAACGATATAGAGATAATTTTACTATTATTGACGATGTATCTGCTGAAGTAACTATATCTAAATGGGTTCGCGATGAGTTAGAAGTGCCGCTAAATGGATCTTCAAATAATTCCAAAGATATTATTTATAAAATAAATTAAAAAATATATTGGATTATTACTATAAAGTTTGTTATATTATATATAACATAAAATTGGGGAAATATATTGAAATATATGAGATTTCAAAATAGAGCAATTAAAGTCTCCAATGATAAAGCTTCTAGATTATATAATGAAGGGTGGCAATATATCTCTAAAGATATTTGGAAGCAATATTTTTATAATAAGCAATTAAAGGATAGAGATTCCTTAAATTATAATAAATCGTTAAATATTTTAAAAAAAATATAAATAAGAAAGGAAAAATATATGATAGATCGAAATATATTATCATGTATCATATTAGCCATTTTTCTTCATACATTAATTTGGTTTCAACTTAATGGACAATTAGTATGGGGGTGGTTTAAAGATCATATATTACTATTGTGCTTATTGGGGGTACCCATTAGTTATGGATGGTTAAAATTTACTCAGTTAGCTTATGCTGGGTTTGAAGAATTATGGCCGGTTAGATTAATTGGATTTGCTACTGGGATGATATCATTTCCAATTATGACTTGGTTAATAATGAATGAAGGTATTACTATAAAAACTGCAATTTCAATTTTATTATCAATTGCAATTGTTTTATTACAACTTATATAAATAATTAAATAGAGGTAATCGGTTATGAATTTATCAGCAGAGCAATTACAAAATAATTGGCAAATATTAATGAAGATCATAGATACATCAATTTCTAAAGATGGTCCACAAAATCAATTTCCAGATCGTAAAAAGAAATTATTAAAAATGTATAATGATCTTCAAGAGAGAATAATGCTTGCTCCAGCATCGAGTCAAGAAGATTTTCATAATTGTTTCCCTGGAGGATATTTAGATCATATTTTAAATATTACTTCCTTTGCTACAAAATTATATAATATGTGGAAAGATAAAGGAGCTTCAGTAGATGATTATTGTTTAGAGGAAATAATATTCTCAGCAATGCATCATGATTTAGGTAAAGTGGGGGATTTAGAGCAAGAACATTATATACCTAACCCATCAGATTGGCACAGAAAAAATCAAGGAAAGAATTATACATCCAATCCTAATTTACAATTCATGTCTCCCCCAGATAGAGGAATTTGGATACTAAATCAATATGGGATTAAAATAACTACTAATGAAATGTTAGGAATTAAACTTGCAGATGGGATGTATGATGATGGTAATATTCAATATTTAAAAACCTTTTCTATAGAAAAAAGATTAAAATCCAATCTTCCATATATTATACATCAGGCAGATATGATGGCTACTAGAATAGAATATGAGAGATGGGTAAATTATAAAAAAATAGAAGGGTCTACTATTTCTGGTCCAAAGAAGCCAAACTTAACTGAAAAGGCCGATAGGAAAAAAGTGGATAAATTAAAAAAAGAATTTAACGAACTATTTAAGGTAAGTTAATTATGTATGAATTATTTATTTTTATATTATGCTTGATTAGTATAACATTAGGCCTGGTTCTTTTTTATGCCTTAAAAAGAATTAATCAATATGAATCTTATATAGTGCAATTTCAGAAGATTATAAATTTTGCTACCGAGCAAATGAAAAAGGTTGATTCATCTGGCCATTATGAATCTGATGATGAAACTGGATTCTTTTTTAATCAATTAAAACAAATACAATTATTATTAGATGATCTTTTTACCCCCGAAAATATTGAGGAGAAAATAAATGACTAAGAAAAAAAATCCAAGAATATATTTTGATATGGATGTGCAGGATGCTATTATAGAATATAATAATTCAGAGAACCCTTCTATAAAAAATAAGATTTATAATAAAGGTATAGCATACGCATTTGATAAGTTAGCTGAAAATATAATTAACACTTTTAAATTTACTTATTTTGATGTCCCATTTGAGGATGTAAAAGCAGAAGTAGTATCTTTTCTAGTAATGAATATTCATAAATATGATCATACTAAAGGATCTAAAGCATTTAGCTACTTTTCAGTAGTTGCTAAGAATTATTTAATTTTACATAATAATAATAATTATAAAAGATTTAAGTCTCATGAATCATTAGATGGATTGGATTATTTAGTTGATAATAATTTTAGAGATATTAGAAAAAAAGAAATTTCCGATTTTTTTACTGAATTATGTTTATACTTTGATAAGAAGATACCTATTTTATTTAAGAAGAAAATAGATCAAGATATAGCATTTGCTATTCTCGAATTATTAAATAAAAAAGATGAAATTGAAAATTTTAATAAAAAATCTCTATATATTTTAATTAGAGAAATGACTGGAGTAAATACTGCAAGAATAACTACCGTAGTTAATATTATGAAAAAGCAATATGCAATAGCATTTAATCAATTTCATAAAAATGGATCAGCTTTAATGTAAAATTTAATTGATATATTATTCTTAAATTTAAACCCATCATTACCGATGGGTTTTTTCTTTTATTAATATATTTTCAATCCTCATATATTTATATATGAATAAGTTTATCTTAATTTTAAGGAGAAATTTAAAATGGATGATATAATATTTGATGGAAAATCTTTTCAAGACTTAACAAAAGATATTTATGAAAATACAGTAAATAAGAAAAAGCAAATTGATCTTTTAATATCGGAAATACATAGCTTTATTAAAACAGTAGATGATGTAGTTATGGTTGCTCCAATTATAAAAGAATATATGGAAGTATCAGTTAAAAATGATGAACACCTCGTAAAATTAGCAAGCGTATTGCAAAGAATACTTACAAAATCTACTGGAGCAACAGATGATTCAATATTATTATCTGATTCTGAAAAAGAAGAATTAATTTCAACATTACAAGATACTGTAAATGAAATTCAAGTTAAAGCAGATGATGTAAGTAATATAAAAGAAAAATCTCATTCAATATTGGATAATTAAATGGGATCTACTTTTACAACATTAAATTCTCCTCAAGATAAAACCAGCGGATTATTTAATAAAGCAACTCCATCTCAAATATATTTACAATTTGTCCCTGGTATAGTTTTAGATGTAGTTACAAACGCACAATCTGCAGCATTTACTTCCATAAGAGATATTAATAGCATTATTGCCAAGTCTCATATTAATAGTGATTTAAATTATGACTCTATGATAAAAACTAAATACTATCCATTATTAAGAGGTATGGTAGATGTTCCATCTAAAGGAGATCCGGTATTATTATGTACATTTGGTTCAGTTAATTATTATCTCGGACCATTAAATACCATGAATAATCCAAATTGGAATATTGATCATTTAGATATTCCAGACTTTAATTTAAGCAAGGAAAAAGCAGCTAAATCATCTTTAAAAGATAAGTTGAATGTTTCAAAAAACTTTTCTATTATACCAACATCCAGATTACAAAAAACGCTTAATGAAGATTTAGATGGTAATCAAAAAGTAATAAATGAAATTCCTGGAGATATGATTTATGAGGGTAGATATGGGAATAGCATACGAATAGGCAGTCGAGATGTTAATCCATATATTATAATTTCTAACGGAAGAGCCCCGGAAAATATTATTGAAAGTAATAAGGATGGGTCAATTATTGCTATGTTAAATAAAGGAACTATTCGGCAACATTTTCCATATGATAGTAAAATAGAAAACAATCAATTAGTAGATAGCCCATTTATGTTAGGGGGGGATAGTATTGAAAATCCAAAGAGATTAATTGGTATTAATAATTTTAATTATGAATATAATAATGATCAACTTTTAATTAATTCTAAAAAGA